ATAAGTTCTTGGATGGTATCTGTTTGTGGACCTTGCCTTACATACTCACTAATAAAATCTGGAGGTAATTGTGATACATCAAATCCTGCATCCTCTAATGCTGCTATTACCTCTGCTTCAGTGGTCATATTTTCGTCAGCATATTTAATAATATCGTCGCGCACCTCTTCTTCAGGTGTGAGTTCTGGCGGTAGTTCTGGTGCGGGATCTACAGGATCAAGTATAGGATCTACAGGATCTACAGGATCTACAGGATCAGGTGTAGGGTCAGGTGTAGGGTCAGGTGTAGGGTCAGGTGTAGGATCAGGTGTAGGGTCAGGTGTAGGATCAGGTGTAATACCCAAATCTTCGTCTGTTATTTCATTAGCTCGTACATATTGTTGAACTTCTTCTGGCGTAGCTTCATACCCAACACTGGCAAAAAAGTCTGCTGCTTCTGCCTGTGTTATTGAGTACGGGTCAAGTCTTGTTTGTAAATCTGCAGCCGCTGCAATAGGATCTTTTTGTCCACTTAGTTGCGCTATCTGTTGTTCAGTTAGTGTAATTCCTTCTAGTTCAGCGACGGCAGCGACCTCAAGATTATCAAAAAATCTATCATCAACGTAAGTGTCTAGATTACTTCGTGCATCTGCTTCAGGGGTATTGCCAACAAAACTAGCCACTTCATCTGCAGTAGCCGAATAATCTTTTACTGCAAAATCATTCATTGCTTCTTGCGCTGTAAAATACGCATTATCGTTTACAGTATTGAGTAGGCTAGTTTGTATTGTATTGTCGTTTACACCCGCTTCAGCCAATATTCCAGCCGCAGCTTCTGCATCAGCAGGATTAAGTCTTGCCGCTTCTATTGCTTGATTTATTGTGTTGTTAAGAGCTAGTAACGTGTTAGCACGAGCATCATCAGCGGGTCTATATTGTCCGTACGCTATCTCAGCTTCTTCAAAACTCATACCACCTTGGCTTGCGGCACGTTCAGGAGTAGGAGTAAACGCTTTTTGTATGCCTGCCGCAGTCACAACTGTCGTAGCAACTTTAGATCCTATGACAGTGTCCATAACCAAAGCCGCTGCTATATCAGGACTAACTAACGCGTCAGGATCTAACTGCGCTAACCCTTTATCTGATATTAAAGTACCATAATATTTAGTTACGCTTTCTGTAATACTTTCTACTGCTTCTTGTCCTGTTTCTTTAGCCACTGCTGTAGTTGCTGCAAACAGTTTTGTAGCCCATTCTCTAGCGCCATTTGTTACAGTGCTTGATTTACTACTTACCAACCCAAGCGTATCACCTACGATTTCTTCTAATTTAGCTCCTCCAGCAATCTTGTTAGTTATCGCGCTAACTAAAGCTGTGGTTGACGAGGTGTTCATAGCTACATCATGTGCATACGCTTCAGCCTGTATTGCATTTAACCCAGAATTTACTCCAACATTTCGAGCTTCGTTAAAGGTGTTTATATATGTTTGCCCAGCCACTTCAGCTACATCAGCAGCTAATACTGTACCAAAACCTAGTTTTTGCCCTATATGTCTAGCAGCTTCGTCCCCAAATCCCTTAGCTTTAGCAGCTAAACTACCATATTTTCCAACGCCATAACCTAACCCAAAATTTATACCTTCTTCTATTACTTCTGCACCAACGTATTCTGTAAAAAATACAACAGGCGATTCTTTTGCGCTGTCGTATAACGCCATGCCAGAGTTATATACTTGTTCATAAAATGGAATTGGAGAGCCATCCGATCTGGTTTTTAACTGGCCGTTTTTATCAAGATTTGCGTTGGTAACATTTTTAAGAATACCTTCAGATTGCGCTTTCCATTCATCAGTTTTTAAATCTGCGCCTGCCGTAGCTAAAATATTTGATAACTTATTAGTTACACCAATAATATCACTTCCAAGAGCATCATGAGCTTTTACTATCTGGTCATGGTGTAATGCGGAATATCCCGGCGAATATGCTACATAAGGCGCTAAAGAGTTTAGGAAAGCAGCCGTACCTCCTAAAGTATCAACTACGTTTGCTGTTACATTTTCAAGACCAACCCCTGCAAAATTACCCATAAAAGCATCAAGGTTTTTCTTTGCTTCTTCATCAAGCACTGTATTAGTAAATAGATCGTATATACTACTACCTACTCTTGCTTGCTCTTTAAACCCTGCAACACTTGAATTGATATCTTCTACCTCGGTAGCATCTAAGCTATTTTGAAATTTAAACAGGGCTTTAGGATTAACTTTTCCTAAACTTGCTAAATCGCCACCAGCGGGATCTGCTACAAACTCATCTGAAAAATTTTTATGTTTATTAAAATAATCTGTTTGCGTTACATCTCCGCCGCTTTCAACAAACTTTTCTGTCTGAGCTATACCTTGATTAAATGCCAACACCGCTAACTGCGAGCTACCAAGTCTTTCGCTTGCTTTTGCATGAAAATCTAAGACGTATCCTTCTGATATTACAGGGTCCATCAAAGCTGTATCTACACGGTCTTTGTTTTCTAGATAAATTCTTCTTGCAGTGGCAGCATACTTATTTGCGTCAAACTCTTTTGTAATAACTCCATCTTCACCAGTTACAAACTTCGTATAATCGCGTTTGTTAAGTTCGTCTAATAAGTCAGGAAATAAGGACTTTACTCCATACCCCGGCGCAATAGCAGACACAGGTTTAATTTGAAAAGCACCTACACCGTCACCTTCTCTATTTACGATGTTTGTACCACCACTACTTTCGGTCATCCAGTAACCGTGTGATATTGCGTTAGCAGGAGTAAATTTGCCTGTTTTTACTATTGTTCCTGCATCATTATTCCATTTTGCTACATCTAACTCGGGTATAGTCCACACCAATTCGCCTGCATCGGTAGGAGTTAAAACTGCTCGCCCAGTGCCAATATCAACATTAGTTACTCCTTCATCAAACACGTAATCTTCAGGAGCTAAACCGGGATCTGCAACAAATGCTTTTGCGTATTTAGCTAGATCAACTGTCCCTTCATCTCTATCCGCAGCGTCAACTGATTCCGCGTAACTAAATATTTTTTCTTTTATTTCACCAAACACTTCCAACTCATTGTCTGGGTGATCGTAGTTTCCAAGAGATGTTTGTATATCTTTTATCTGGTCTTTAGATAGCGCAGTTATAGGTAGTCCGGTCTCATTGACTGCTCGCATAAACAACGCTTGTTTTTCTGCGGCTAGTTCTTTTTCGCGGTCTGCATTGTTGACGGTTAGTTGTTGATCTTTGCCTTCAGTAAGCCAATGTTCGTAAGGATCTTCATCTGCATCAAGGTTGTGCATTTCCTTGTATTCACTAGGCTTAAACGTATCATTAGTCATTGCACGAGTAAGCGCTATTTCTGCTGCGCTATACGCGGGTTTTAGTGCATCGTCTAACTGATCCCCAGAAGACACAAGCTCATCTCTAAGTGTCATATATTCAGAGTTAAGCGTCTCTAATTTAGCATATCCGGCGTCTAGTAAAGGTTTTAGGCTGTCTAGTTTTGGTTTAAATATATTGTTGTAGTCGTCATTTAGTTGTGCAGCGTAATCATTAAATGCTGTAACAGCGGCGTTGGCAGCGTCAGCTTTTGCCTGTGTAGGAGTAGCTTCAAATATAGCTGTAAGACGTTCTGCCTCTGCTTGTAGTCTGTCTTGTTCATCAAACCGTGGAGACATTTCAGCTACAGTTGAATTATACTCTGCAGAGTTTCGTTTATATTCTGCACTAGTTGTGTTTATTTCTTCAGTTTTTGCTTCAGCAGCAGCATAATCTCCAGTAACTTTATCAATAGTGTTACGTACTTGTTTGTCTATGGCTTTATTAAGTTCTTCTGTTCCATACTTGTTTATAGACGCATAAAGACTGTCAGATACATCGGCACCACTAAATGTAGCAGCGGTTACACTTTGTACCGCACCTGTAATTGCTGATAGCTGTGTAGGGGTTAGGTTGTCATTAGTGTCTACATACGACTTTACCATCTCTGTGGTAATTTTAGCTTGCGCTACAGCGTTTATAATTGTGCCACCAGTGACTTCTTGCCCTGTAAGAGCTGCATTTAACGTTGCAGACACTACATTTTTAACTGTGGGGTATTCTTCAAAAAATGATTTGACTTCTAAAGGCACCAATTCTCCGGTGTCTGTATAGCGCATATCGCCAGTACCTGCGCCCGTGCCACCAGTAATATCTCCACTAACTGCTCTATCAACTTGATCTAAACCTGCAGCAATTCCTGCTTGTACGCCGCCCCGTATAAACGCTTGTACAGGATCCTCTCCAGTGACTACTGCCCCCGCTGCGGCTCCTGTTGCCTGCCCAACTACCTGCCCTGCCACAGCAGAACCTGTTGCTGTTGTTGTTGCTGTACCGGCATAAGATCCTGCGGCAGCGCCTACTTGCCCCGCTACATATGCTCTTGCTGACGCTTCAAGTATATCACCAATATCACCGCCATTTTGTGCAACATCTGCAGCTTCTATAAGCGGAATAGCCCATGGCGCGTATACTGCTGCCGTAGCTGTGGCTATAGCCTTTATAGGATCGTCTTTAACAGCTTCTACAACATCATCAACGGCATCTACCACAGGATCTACAATGTCATCTACGACAAAATCACCTATATCGCCAATGACATCGCCAACTTCATCAACGATGTCTTCAATAACATCAATAGGGTTTGGTACGCCGCCCATTAAGTTATGCCTTCCAATGGATCTTCGCCTATTTTAATAAGCAGTACGTAATTACCATCTTTTGTATTTTTTGCATAAAGTTCGGTATCAGTCTTAGCTAATTTTTTCTGTAGTATTTTTATTGCGGACAGTAAATTTTTATCAGAAAAAGAAGCTACATAATGCGTTATACCTTTTTCTTGTAAATAAGCTCCATAAGCTATTATATTTTTTATATAATTTTTAGCTGTATCTACATTTAATGGGCGTCCAAGCATTTTGTGAGAGGCTTGCCCTGTGCCTCTATGTCCAATAAATACAGTGTTTCCAAACTGAACTGTGTCTGCGTTTGGTAAAGATCCTTCTTTACTTAAAGTAAGCATTGCAGTTTTAACAGGTACATCTAAACCCACACCACCTTTTTCCATATTATCCAACGCCATAATTAGTATGGTGGGTATGTCTAACTCTTCTTTATTACTGTTTACGGTTCGCATTAGCTAACCTCCAAAATGCTAGCTACAACATGCAACCTGTTTGCTGTTGCAGCGGTAACTTTTAGTATCTCCCCTGTTTGTACTACAAGCGGACCTGTCAACAATTCTATTGTAGCGTTTGCACTAACAGCTTTAGTTTTAAATACGCTAAACGTAGCAGGAGACGATTCTGCATCTGTAATTGTAAGAGTTATGGTGTCGGCATTGCCAGAGTCTTCGGATACAAGAATAGACTTTACTATGGCTGTAGTAAGCGCAGGAGCAGTGTACAACGTTGTTACGTCAGTGCTTGTTAAGTCTTTTTTTGCATTTGTATATACGTTTGGCATTAGCTCATAAACCACCCAACAGCTTCTGCTCTATCAGATACAGTAGCATTACGTATTGCTGTATCTACTTGTGTAAAATACAGTCGCAACACGTTGTTAAACTGCTCAAAATCTTGTTGATTATACTCTACAGGGGCATATGGTAAAGCAGGAGCGCGAAAAGCCACCCCATAGTTTGTGGTATCTATAGCCATTATCGTCTCCCATCTGGGCGCATATCAAGTCTAGGAGATCCAAATTGCCAAGTAACCCCAATGGCGCTAGACTCTACTCGCATAGACATCTGCCTACCACGCACTCGAATATCTATTTGATCTGTATATACTTCAACAGGAGAAGATGCGCTGCGCGTGACGGTAGCATTATTAACACCTCCTGTAGAAGCAGGAGAAGTAATTCCAGCCCCAGAGTTTGCCAAAGGCTTTAAGGTCATCGTAACTACAGGGCTGTCGGCTGTTGATCCATCAAACGATACGTCAGGTATTACACGATTTATTAACGCAAATTTATGACCGTCATCCAAATCAAAGTCTGCAGATTCTACAAACGCTGTAATTGCAGTCTCAGTAGCCGTTTCATTGTCGTTGATGCCATCTTCATGGTTAACTAGATTGTTATTATATGTTGCTGCTAACGGGTTATCACGTAACCCAGAGTCAAGCCACGCAGTGCGAGCCAAAGTCCCGTAATACCATATATTTTCCATGTAATTATATATAACATAACGATCTATATTGTTTGAGTTGGTAGAGCAGTAGAACCACCACACCTCATGGAATGACTCATTGGTGCCAGAGAACACTTGATCGTATTGTTGCGTATTAAAGTCATTAAATACGTACTTACGCACATCACATTTTAGTGGCTGAGAGCGACCATCATATTTGTAAAACTTATCTGTACCCATCCAGTATGCAATACCATTAGCGTAGGCCACAGATTTTTGTCCCGCAATTGATATGTTTTCACCAACAAGCGATGCTGCCCATACTGCAGGTGCGCCTACATACTGCAGGGAATACAAAGAAGAGTCTGTAAAGACTAAGACTTCTTGCCGAGCTTGAGATGCCGACACGATCTTTGTACCACGAGACAAACGCAAACTACCTGCTTGATTAGTGGCTGAAGGCGTCCAATTAACAGCATCTTCTTGGTCAGACCAGCGTACAAGCGTGGGGTCTATTGTAGAAGTGCCAATAGCGTTAGTTCCAAAACAAAATACAAAGCGACTAATATCAGATACGAGCAACAAGTTTTGCGCAGTAGGAACGTCCGATGCGCCACTCAACGACGATAGCTCTACAGCTCTAGTAGATAATGAGGTGCTAGTCCCAGAATCCCATATGTACAACCTGCCACCACTTGGCCCGAAAATAAGATCTTCTCCAAAATTAGATTGATTCCAGATACGAACCGGGTTTATCGACGATTGACCAATACCCCAAGTAGCAGATCCCCAAGAACCTGCACCCCAGCCCGTAATTGGTGTAGCAAACGCTGTTCCTACATTAGCTTGGTATGCTGCAGACACAGTTCCACCACCTGTTGCGTTAGAGCTAGCAGCAGAGTCTATAGTTATGTTGTATGTGGTAGAGCTAACAATGTCGATTTGAAACTCGCCATCAATAGTCACACCCCCTGCTGCACTAGCGTTACTAAACGTAACAAAATCTTCGTCAATAAACCCACCGTTAGCATCAGTTACTAACACGGTAGTAGACCCAGAAGTCATGGTAAACGGATTTGTCAAAGACACAGTAGCACGTAAGGGCGTTACGTCATTGTATCCGCCTCCTTGCTCAATATAAAACTTGAGGTGTGTGCCTACACCAATATAGTTAGCGCCTGCTAGATTTACCCAGTTATGTAAAGATCTAGCAACACCTAGATAGGTAGAGGCAGATATTCTAGTCCAACCACCAATTTTTTCAGGAGTACCTTGCCTAAACCTGATCTTGTCGCCGTCATACCAACCACCTTCATTAGTGTACCTAGTACCTTCACGATTAACCCCGGCTTTCAAAAGCACCTTTTGTAGCGGCATAGTTACTCCTCCGAGGCAGCTATAGCTCTCATTCTGTCTACTAGCCTTCTAGCACGATTTGGCACCTGAGTATACCATCTGGAATCGACCATCTCGTCTGCTGCGGCATCAAAACGCCTAGCGTCCACCTCTCGCTTCATACCAACAAATTTTGAGAGGCGCGGCCTACCCATATTAAACATCATATTGCAGATGATATGTTGACATTCTTCGGGTAAATCATCGAAGTCCGGGTACAAAACTTTACACTCATCCACGGTTACAGCCATATCAAGGTTAAATACCCTCTGAACTCTCTCCTGTTCGATCACTGTGCCAACAGGCTTGCCATATTCTTCATCATCTTTGGTAATTAAATGACCAATTCCAAAAGTTGGCAGATGGAGATGATCCAAATAAATTTCGTATTTGCACCCCTCGTCTTCTGCAATCTCTGTTCTTAATTTATCTGTATTCATTTTGTAAGCCCTTTAACCTTTTCTACCGTTCTAAGACCGCCAAGACCGAGCATCCCAAGAAGAACAGTCATAAGGCTATCCATATCAAATGTAGGAAGGTCTGGCGCTTCCATGCCAGCATACGCAAAACCAAACATGGTCACTGGTGCAAGAACAAAATGCCATATCATGGCCGCTGCTAGCCCCCAACCAAGAAATGGACGCCAACCTGCTACAAATATAGACCTATGTTGAGCTTCCGCCTTGTTGATTTCTATCTGCCCCATGTTGGCTTCGTGAGCATGTTTCTCTGCCATGGTCGCTATGTCGTGTGCTAGCTTTGCTTTCTGATCCTTGTCCTCCACGAACTTGTCCAGAAGTCCCGTTACGGGTCCAATCAGTGCTTGCAACATTTCGTCTTCTCCTGTTTGCTTCTGCCTGTAAGGCAGTTGTTCTCTGG